CCCCGGAGCCGGGGTGTGGAGGGGTGGGTACCCCCTATTCCATGTATGTCAATGCATAAATATGTTTTTAGAAAAAATACAGACCCTTATGAAGGTCTGTACTGTGTCCAGTCGAGTGATAAAGGCAGGTTCCTGTTGCTGATTGCTTCTTCGACCTTTGCTTCCTTTGTCGGCCGCAGCTTATCTGATTTCTGCCGGTTGCAGCACCGGTGCGCCAGCTGCAGGTTTGACAGGTCCGAAGGATGTCCGCCTTTGCTGACCGGAATGATGTGGTCTATCGTCGGGGACAGTGGATGGGGAGGGGGGATACTTTTATCGACGGGGCGGCCACAAATACCACAGGTGGTTTGCGTGGCCAGGATCTTAGCCCGGGCCTTTTCGTAGGCCCCCCGGTGTCCTTTTTGTCTGTCTGTTCTTTCCGTTCTCATATCTTGATGCACGATAAAAGCCGGCGAAACGACGGACCGGCTTTTACCGAGTAGGCTAGTTTGTTCGAGGTAGTTAGATGATACAGAGATGTAATTGAAGAAACCTTTCCCAAATACACTATATACTGCCTCCTGTGCCAAATCTGCCAAAGTTTATTTAGCGTCTTTACTTTCCTTCTTCGGCCTACCTACGGCCGGCTTTGTCTTCTAGATCTGCTTCACGATATCGTCCTTCAGTTCGTTCACGACAGCCTGCAGGATCTCGGACGCATCGCCGCAGATCTTCTTCTCCTGGCTGTCCAGTACACCCTGCGCGTACGATATGCTTTCAATCATTTCCAGTGTTGTCATCTTGTCCTCCTGTTCCAAAACTCTTGCACCTTGTACTGGATAGCGCTCCGGGAGTATCCCATGCGCAGACCGATCTCCTCCTGGGTAAGGCCCTCCACGTAGTACCATCTGAGGATAGCCCGGTCTTCCGGATCCTCGACAGCATCGAGCCAGTCCTCCAGGGCAGACACCGCACGGACCAGTGCACGGCGTTTGCTCTCGATCTTGCGTTGCAGCTCCTGCGCTTCGTCAGACCCGTCATCAATACCGACATCCGTCTTCGGGATCCCCTTCCCGGTACGGTAGTCCTTGTACGAGATCTGCACAAGCCGGGGGCGTGGTTCAGTAGCTTCCAGTGATTCTATCTCCCTCTTAAGAGCCCGCAGCGCTTCCAGATGTTCTTTGCTTATAACGTCAATGTCCCGCATTCCTTTGCCCTCTTCATTTCCTCGAAGTGGCACGGCCCGCAAATCATATACCCCCAGCCGTCTTTGTCTTTGATTTCCATGCTCTGGTACTTGTCCCTGTACCGGATCCAGTTCCCGCAGCGTGCGCACCTGGTCTGAAGCGCCGGCGTGCTGTTCGTAGATACCGGCCAGTCATCGGGGACTTCCCATCGCTCACTCCTTGTTTGCTTTGGATTCCATCGTCTTAGAATCATCTCTTCCTCCTATTTGCTGTGCAGGGGGACCGCTCCGGAGTGCAGTCTTCGCGATCCCACGAACACAACGCCCGGCAAGGTACGTTCCATGTTGGTAGTTAGTTCAATAAGTTACCATCGAAGAGTGTGTGAATCGAACGAGATATAACGCCGGGCATAACAACGGATCATGGCAGCACTCCAAGGTGCGCTCCCCGAGGTTATCATTGTTCCTGGAAGAACTCTTCCAGCTCCGCCTGTGTCACCTTCCTGGTCTCCTCCGGAAAGTATTCCAGGCGGGTACGCTTAGCAATAGCGGCCGCTACGATCGCGTGCTGCGCGACGACCTGTGCAGCGTTCTCATACTTCTCCAGCAGTTCCTTGATCTTGTCAGGGTTTTCATCATGCACCGCTATGGTGATCTCCTCCGTTATGATCCTGACATTCATGTACGGGTCTTTGATCATGTTCGTGCCGGCACGGAGGAAACTCTCCGCCTCGTACAAACTGGCGAACTCCTTGTACACTCTGTCCATGTCGGACACGTTACTTTGCACCAGTTTGCTGACTCCCTTCGGCGTTTGCTTATACATGCTGTTCCCTCCTGTTCCAGAACTTATACGACCTCTCCGGATCATCTTCGAGATACTTGTTGTCGAAGCTGGTTATCGCTCCGCACTCTCCGCAGGTATAGAATCGGATGTCTCCCATACCTACCCACTCCCTGGGGATCCCGCCGCAAAAGGGGCAGGGTCGGAGATAGTATTTACTCTTCACTTTCCTCATCTTTCCCTCCGTCCATCTTTGTTCCGCACTCTGGGCAATAGTTGCTCCCAACGCACTCATATTCAATATATCCGCATACAGAGCAAGCACTAAACCACGGGTCGTCTGTCGCTACCCATTCCCCATGCCGTACGGGGTCAATGGTGTGCATCATCTTAATCATTTCTTTTAGCCACACAAGCCTGTTCGCTTCCGTTGCTGAAAGTTCATTGTTTTGTTCAACAGTCTCGCATCTTGCGATAATCACATCTGCGTCAATCAGTCTCATTCTTCCACCTCATCATATGTCTGTTCAAAAATGTCAGGTTTGCATGGATAAAACTCGCCTTGCACTCCTTTGATGATGTAATCTCCAATCGATGCAAACATAATCCCTTCAAGCGTCTTGATGTTCAATCTACCACCAAAGCATGTATGTACAGAATTGAATCCATCCATCTTTCTTAACTCTGCAAGATTATCTCCAGTCCATTGCACCGCTTCGATTTCTACTGGCTTCTTTCTGTACTTCATTCTTCCGCCTCCATCTCGTCGTCTGCCTCCTTATCCATTCTTGCTCCGCAATTCGGACAGTATCTAAACTCATCGAAGTAATACAGGTATGGCGTCGTGTGATATCTCCCACACGCCGAGCATCGTGCTTCCTGCCACTCTTCAATGGCGTCGCCATCGCAAAGGCTCTTATCTTCCCACTCGCCCCGCCGTACTGGTACCGCTTCTATGGTGGGCGCATTTCTTATATCGTCAAATTCAACGCCGACAAAGTGCTTTGTTTTTCCGTTCTTTAGCCGAAGTTCTGTGGCCAATGTCGGCAGGTCATCAGCATCAATCAGTCTCATCTGTAATATCCTTTCTCGTGTATGCTCCATTGCGTAGATACTCTTTCCAGCACCCGTGCGGTTCGCTCGGATTGGGGCATTCTGTCTCCGCATGACTACACGCCATAGGTAGCCATTCATCGATGCCGCCAAAGTTGCAAGCGCATTCATCATCGAATAGCCCGGCGAGTATTTCTGCTACTTCATCGATTGTGTATGTCCAGTCGGCGCCTATTTTCATTCCTTATCACCATCCATCTTTGCCCCACAGTTCGGGCAGTAGTTGCCCTCGTTGCACTCATATTCAAGATATCCGCACACAGAACAAGCCCTAAACATCGTGTCGTCTGTCTCTTTCCAGTACCCATGACGTACAGTGGCAATATCTGCCGTTCCATATTCCTCTAATATCTTTTGTAGTAGTTCATCGGCTTTGGTCAGTTTCATACTTTTCTCCTGTAGTCTCTTCCTTCGTCAAACTGCACGTTGTTCCGGTAACCGGCAGACATCTGGTAGATACGCCCTCCGACCGCTTCGTCCATTTCCACGATCTCGGAAAGGTGGTGCTCGCTCGATATGATCGTCACCCTGTCCGCTGCGTACCTGGTGTTGATGATCTCCCAGGCCAGCTGCCGGTCCGCTTCTGTGTATCTCCCCTTGAAGAGGTCATCCAGGTAAAGGACCTGCACTTCCCGCAGATCTCCCATCTGCCGCTCGTACTCGTTCTCGAAGTTCCTGGCCCTCTTCATCCTCTGCTTCAGCCTGGGCCATACCTCGTACCTGACCCGGTATCCGGTGTTGATCATCTCCAGACAGATTCCGGTACACAGGTGAGTCTTTCCGGATCCAGGCTGACCGCCTACGAAGAACCATGACGGAGCAGGATCCGCGAGATACTTCTCTGCGCTCTCCATCAGTCTCTGCTGCCAGGGCTCATCCGTTATGAATCTGTCTAGTGTGAAGATCTTCGGATTGATCAGACCGGAGCGTTCGATATTGTCCATCGAGCGTCTGCGCTTCATACAGTCGCAGGGTCTTGCGTACCACAGACCATCCGTTCCGGTATATCCGATCCAGCCGTCACCCCCGCACTTTTCGCAAACTCTTTCCTCCATCTGCAGCCTCCTTCCTCAGATCAAGTCCCCCAGGGGGGATATAGGGGGGTTATTTACTTTCTTTTCTTTCTTATTACGTGGCCCTTTTGTTGGCCCTTTTATCGGTCCTTTTGGGGTGTCTGAATCCTGGTAAAACGTGTAATTTTCAACGGTGTATAATGAGCCCTTTTGTCGGCCCTTTGGTCGGCCCTCATAGGACAGGCTCCCGCGTCTTCTCATACGCTGCTCCCAGGACTTCACCTGCTTCACCGTCCAGCCGAATTCCTCCGCCAGCTTCCGCTTGCTCCGGAAGAGCTGGCCGCGGCCCACGTAGATCTCCGTACCGTCATCCAGCTTCGCGACCGTGGGGAAGGCCTGTGCGTTGACCAGCATCCAGAGCCATGCCCTCAGATCGTCGTACGGCTTCTTGTCGAACATCGGGTCCTGCAGGATCTTCCTATTCAGTTTTATGTATGTTCCTCTTTGTCTCTCCTGCATCTGTCTATCCACGTCACGCCTAGCGCGTAGGCCTGCCAAATATCCGATTTAAAGCCGTAAAACCATCCGGGGGTACCCTTGGTCCCTTTTCCCCTGTTCGGCGCTCCTGGGGCGAATCTGTCCGCCAGAGCCTGTACTATGTTTCCGTCCTTAGCCGAAGCCACTCCGCAGATATTGAGTTTCACTTCTCTCCGGAAGAGACGGCCGTGCCGGATCCATCTATCGTCCAGGACTCTCTCGAAACGCCCGATCGCGACGCAGGTCTCGAAGACGGTCACGCCCACCGGCATCCCGTAGGACGCCACCATCTCGATCACGGCTTCGTCGAAGTTCGTGGAAAGGGAAAGGTAATTCTCCAGGTTGTCGTTCCTGATCTTCTCGCAGTCAAGGGGCCGGTACGTGGCGCTGTCCATTACGACAACGCCGCTGTACTCGTTCCCAGGATCAATCGAAAGCAGTCTCATTCAGTCCTCCTAGAACGGGATGTCCTCATCGTCGATCTCTTCATAGGTCCGAAGCGAAGACCCGAGCGGCTTCTCCTGGGCGGGCGTTTCCAGCACCTTCGGAGCCGGTACGGTGTAGTCTCCTGTCCGGATCTTCTCCGCGCCTACCATCCTCCAGGCAGCAGTCCTAAAACCGGTCTTGCCGTTGTACTCCCACTCTTCGTCCCTGAAGAGGCATCCGACGATCTTTCCCTTCAGGGAGTTTTCGTCCCAATCCCAGGTGTACCCGGGGTTGCTGTCCTCGACCGCCTGGATCATGCCCTTGAAGTACCTGGCGGCGTTGTCGTTCTGCGGCAGCCCCTGCCGGTAGTAGCCTTTGTACCTGGCATTGTCGAAGGTGTTCGCATCGTGCTCCTTCTTGAAGTAGTCCTTGTACTTACCTTCGTAGATGTCGATCTCCAGTTCCAGGTACTCGTATCCGGAGTCGCTTTTGCGCTGCTGCGCGTTGTAGATCTTGACGACGTATCCGTCTGCCGGCAGCTTAGGAAAGCCTGTGCCGGTGCTGGGTGTGATTCTGTCCCAGTTGCTGGGCTTGTTGATCATGTCTGTCCTCCTTACAGTTCGTAGTATTCACGGATCGCTGCATCTACTGCAGCCAGGTCATTGTCGATCGTTTCCTGCTCGAACATCCCGATCGGGGTCTTCGTTACATCCGCTCCGGTGGTCTTCGTCCGGAACACATATTTGTCTCCGTCCTTCTCCGCCCTGAGCACGATGGTGAAGAGGCCCTCCACGCAGACCTTCTCATCCAAGAGCCGGCCGATGGTCTTCGGCTTTACATCGCCGTTGTCGTTCTTGTCTTCGTGCATGATCAGGTAAACGACCTTCTTATCGTCCTCCAGGTTCTTGATCTCGTTGATCAAGGTCCAGAAGTGGTCCGCCATGTCGTTGTACAGGACAAACACGGAGTTGCCGGCAGCCTTCGCGCTGTGCCCCTTCATGAACTCGTTGGTGATCAGGTAGCCGGCATCGTCAATAACGACAGCTTTCTTCTTGCTCTTCTCCACGGCTTTCAGTACCATCGGGTAGTTGTCAGTCACGAAGATGTTCTCAAACTTGTTCCGGAACGGTAGCTCCTTGCCCAGGACATTGATGATGTCCACCTGGTCCGGAGCGAAGTTCCGGAGGGAAGCGCTCTTTCCACTCCCGCTCTTTCCCATAATCAATACAGGTCTAGCCATACTCTTTCTCCTTCCTACTTGATCTGCATGGAGATCGTCTCCCACAGTGCAGCGCCCGGTACGGTCGTTCCTTCGTTGATATCCTTCTTGATCTTCACCTTGTCCGGGACTGGATCCGCAAAGCGCAGGTACTCTTTCGGGATCAGGTCAGCGGCCACGATAGCGACCTGCTTTCCTCTCCGGTATGAGATCGTCACGCGGTCGGTCTTGAACTTCTGACCGCCCAGGCTGTTCTGCAGGTACTCCTTCAGGCGCTCCGCTTTGTTCTTAGCGGCCTTTTCCTTTGCGTAGAAGGACTCCTTCTCCCGCTTGTAGGCCTCTGCATCGGAAAGCAGATTTTTGATCCACAGAGCGATGTTTTCGACCTTGATGTCCCTCTCCATCTGCAGCGCGTCCAGGTCTTCCATGTTCAGGATCTCCCCGGTCTCTTCGTCGATCTCCAGTTCAAACTCCTGGAGCGCTCTCTCTAACTCATATAGATTTGCCATTCTTCAGATCCTCCCGTATTTCTTCGATCCTGAACATCGCCATCGAGTTGTTGGTTTCCATTTCCGCTATACACTTCTGAGCGACCAGGACCTTGTGCAGTGTCAGTTCCTCTTCATCCCGGGCCAGCCAGTACACGGCAACGCTGGGTGAAGACATGATCGGAAGGCCGGTCTTGCGCAGGTCTTCTATGACCAGCCTCAGCTCTCTGTCACTTGCGCAGCCCGCGATCTCCTGGAGCCTTCCCCTTGTGACCGGAGATTTCCTCCGGAGGAGTTCCGCTGCCACCTTTTCCTTTGGCGTTCTTGCCATCTTCTACTCACCTCTGATATACTTATTGCGGTTACAATATGTGCGTCTCGCACACCGGCACTCCTTCGGGGGTGCCTCTTACTTTTCTTCGCCGTGGTCCGCCGGCGTGGTGATCGCCAGGATGATGCAGATCACTCCGATCACGATCTCGAACTTAGACCCAAGCAGTGCTCCGGATCCCAGGGCAGCCGCTGCCCCGATCAGGGCAAAGATGTTCAGTCTGTAGTCGTACCAGTCCATCGTCTTTCTCCTTTCCTACCAAATCGTCGCGATATCGAGTTGATACTCCCCGTAGTAGAAGTATCCGGTGTCCAGGACTATCCCCGGTCCCAGGCTTGTCTGTACCTTCGTGCCCCTGGGCCGTACCGGGAGATACCCTCCGCAGATCACATAGTCCCCGGTACCGTCGTTCCACATATGGACACCGTCTTCCCGGATCCAGTGGTAACCGGTGAATCCCAGGTCGTAGATAAACTGGATAAAACCGTCCATCGGCATGTTGTACCAGGTCTCTACTCCGGAGGGCCCGTCCAGATTGACGCCCATGTAGGCCGTGAGCGCCGGACCGTCCCAGGTCTGCACCGGCTCCGCCGGTTGCGCTGTAAGAAGAAGCGCTGCCAGTAAGATCTCCGCTATCATGTCCGCCTCCTATTCGTACATGGGCACTTCTAGTTCTGCCGAGATCGAAGACGCTGCGCCCAGGCTGCTCACGCTCCCGTTGATGATCGAGCTCACATACGACCGGCTCAGGCCCAGCTTGTCCGCCAGGTCCACCTGGTTCATGTCCTTCTCGATCAAAGCGATCTTGACTGCCTTCCCCCATTCGTCCTTGTTCACTTTGTCACCTCCTTCATCGCTTCCATGAGAGCTCCGCTCTGCAGCGCTTCGTAGAAGTATTCACAGGCGCTGCTCTCTCTTCTGGACCACTCTTCCCCGCTCTGTTCGGATGCAAGGCACTTGAAGCGCCGGATGCGTCCGTCCTCTTTCCTTTCCAGGAAGGGGCAGTCGGAGCAGGTGAAGGTGACCCCGTCCAGTTCGTACTGGTCCTTGATTGTCTCCGGTACCCTCTTCGTTACCTCGTAGGTAATAAAGGCGCAGAAGTTGTCCCTGTTCCGGTGATCAACCACTACTCCGGAGTAGCCCGGGTTACGGTAGTAGGCGTTGACAGCCTCCTGGTACTCCAGGCCTGTGTCCGCTTCTACAACCACGAATTGCTTCTCAACATACGTCTTCATCTTTCGCTCCTTTTTGTGCCTGAAAATAAAATCGGCAGCCCACTTTTTGACTGCCGATACTATAGTAATTACGAATTTCTATATCTTGTGGCAGTCTTCGGACTTGCCCCAAAAGTATACTAATTAGCAAAAACTCCGATGATCATAATTTTGGGAAAAGTCTACACTTGTATGGTACATGTGTTCCAAACAGTTGTCAACACAAAATGTTGTGTTTATAATATTTCTTGTTAGGAGGTCTGCAAAAATGTTGAGAAAAAAGAAGAATTCCGTCCAGGATCCAGGCCCCACTCTGATCGAATATCCCGAAGACAACCTGGCGGACTGCAAACTTGCCCTGGAGAAAAACTCCGGCCTGTACGGGCTCCAGTATGAATGCTGGGTCAATCCGAAACTGCAGCGCGGCGCCCTTTGGTCTCGGATCCGCGAAGGTGATCAGGTCACTTTCCGGTGGGTGCCCTGGGAGCGCGGCCGGATGTGCCTCTGTATACACCGGCATACCGGCATAGACATCGGCGTGCTGCCGAACGAACTCGCCCGGGAGATCAACCAGGACTACTACGGGTGCTTTATCGTCGGAACGGTCATTGATACGCAGCGTCAGCGCGTAAACATCCAAATCTGGCAGCCACCGTATGAATTATGAGGCTCTAATTTTCGATTTAAGCGTTTCGGGGGTACTACGGTACCTTGAAAATCAAATTTAATAGCAGGCAAAAAAATAGGCCCCCATGAGGGGGCCTTTGTATAACGCCGGTTGTCTGCATAATAGGAGAAAACCAAGATCATAGATATATCGCCACTTATACAACAGAAAATCTAGGGGGCACACCGGCGCTATATGCTTTTATGCCTCCGGCCCTTCCGGGACTTCCGGCAGACCGGCCAGGCTGGTAGCGATGGACAGCATCCCGGAAAGGATTACGGCGCTTGCGACATACTTCCAGTCGACGTCCGCGATCACCGCGGCCGTGGATACCATCGCGATGAAGGCCTGGGCCATCGTCTTGACCGCGCGGATCCCCGCAGCGCGAAGCCAGGCTTTTGTGTTGTTGGTGAGTGCTTTAGTCATGATCATCCCTCCATGAACTCCGCTATGATCTTGTTGGTCAGATCAGATAAAGCGGTCTTCTTTTCGAGTAATAGCTTTTCAGCGGCCTCCAGGTCGCCATTGACGATCTCTCCGCGGGCTACACGCGCCGTCAGCGCGGAGATCTTCGCTTCTGCATATAAGAGCTCGCGTTCAGCTGCCCGGAGTTCAATCTGCTCCCGGTCCCTGCTTTGGCTTTTCCGCTCCATCCGGTCCAGTTTGCGTTCCAGGTGCCAGATAGCAAAGCCGATAAAGGCGGATATCAGTGCGGCAGATGTGCTAAGAACTAGTTCCATATAACGACCGCCTCCTTAATAAAGCCAGTCAGCAGAGACGTACTCCGGTCTGCTGTCAGAGATCTTCCACCAGAGCGTTGCTCCAGGGCCCCTGGCGGTACCGTAGCATGTAACGACGGTGCCGTAGTTCAGGACCCGGATGATAGTGCTACCGGTGGTAGTCGGTTTATTTCGCACGCGAAGGCCTTGTGCTGCGATGACCTTTGCGGTCTTCAGGGTCGTCTTCGGCTTACCCAGAATCTCGTTGACCTTCTTCTGCACCTGCAGGATCTCCGCATCCGTGTACCCCGCCGCCTTTAGCCTGGTTGTCCTCTGCGGCTCGACGCCCCACTTGCCGGCGGCCACTTCCTTTGCGATCGTCGCGACGGGCTTCTTAGTAGTGACGGGCGTCTTTTCCGCCGCCTTGGATCCGGTGCCCAGGGAGCTGATAACATGCGCAGAAGGGTTGTTGATGATGTCTCCGATCATGAGATACTGGTCGGAGGTCAGATACTTCTGGGCGTAGTAACGGGTGAAGAGGCCGGTCTTCATGAGTTCCGTCTTCAGGTTCCCGGTCCAGAAGATGCCGGTCACCGGCAAGACTTCCCTCTTCATCGTGCAGTTGATAGCATCCGCCACCATCCTGGAGCAGTCGGTCTCTACCTTCGCTGTGACCTTGTAGTTCCAGTTGTGAGCCTTGCACCAGGAGCCCAGCGTAATGCGCTGGCCCTGGTCATATCCTACGTAGTTCCCGCTGCACCAGTATTTGATGATTTCAGCGTACTTTTTGGCCTTGTCCCGGTCTTTCCACCGGAACACCTCCGTCTGGCCGAACTTGTACCAGCTGCCCAGGCGTACTTCGTATCCCGTCTGGTCACCTGCGGCCCCTCCGGAGGCGCGCCCTCTTTCGTCTATCGCGGCCCAGCCGCACTGTACTGCCATAGTTACTCCTTCCCATCTATTCTGTTAAGTTCTGCCTGCAGCATAGCCGCTGCTTCCCTGCTATCTACGACCTTCCAGAAGTCAGGCGTATGCTCTACCCCGTATCCGTAGCCGTACTGTAGGACCTCTGTGCCCAGGATTTTGCACTCAATGGCGCAGCGATCGACCGCGTAGGCCTTGCGGTACTTCGCGAGCTCAGCCAAAAACTCTTCCCGGGGGATACCTTCCAGGCAAGGGACATCGTCCGGGATCCGGTCTGTTTTCTTCTCCGCACGGCCTACGAAGCATACGTCCTTTGTCTTCTCTGTCCGGAACCGAGAGACGTACTCGACGTCTACAGACAACGGCAGGTAGATCGCTTCCCCGTATGCCTTCAGCTTCTCCGCTGTCTCCGGCATACCACATACCAGTACGGCGTCCAGGCCCTTGTACTTCTCGTACCACTCTGTATGGATGTTGTTATGGGCAAATACGATGCTATGCTTTACGCCTGGTTCCGACTTGATGTTCATCGTCACCCAGTTGCGATCCGTCTTAATGGTGGGGATAAAGTACTTCGCGATCTCCAGGCTGTAATAGTAGCCGCCGTTGTATTTATTCTTCGCGAAGCGCGGCATATTGCGTACGCGCTTGATCTTCCAGTGGTTGTGATCGACTACGACCGTCATTTGATCTGTGCCTCCACAATGGGGATCCGCCAGGGAGCGTCGATGTCTGCAGTCTCATCGTCGATACAGATATAGGTATCGTCTCTGACCGCCTGCCTGTTGATGTCCAGGCTGTTCAAATATCTGTATAGTTCCCAGGTTATAGGATGTCTTGCCAGCTGGCCGGCGTCATACATCTGCTTTACCGCTTCGATGCCTGCCAGGAAGGTCTTGTAGTTGTCCACCTTGTACGCGAACGGCTCCCCCTTGTTTTCGTGTTTGCGGTTTTTGGCTTTCCTGGTACCGAATAGGATGTCCCCAGGACGCCGGCACTCTACGATCGTTTTGAGCGCTGCCCTGGTATAAACGACGTCCCCGTATAAGTACGTGACCTTCGTGTCCGGGTCGAAGTGAGGGTAAAAGGCGTCCAGCCAGTATCCCTTCAGTTCTCCGTCTTCATACCGGTAGCTGTTTTCGTGCTGCAGCACATCGACTCCGAAAGCGAAAAACCGCGGATCCGTCGCTGATATATGGATATCTTCAGCCGGCACTCCCAGATCCTCCAGGAGCGTTAGCGTCCGTCCTACGATCGTTTCTCCGCCTACAATGCACAGCGCCTTCGGCACATCGAAGTGGCTGTAGAAGCCGCCGCACATTATGACGTACTGTCTTGTATCTCCCATCTGCTAAGCTCCGTAAACTGTTTCCGGATGTACTCCCCTGCTCTCCCCTTCTGGAAGGTCAGATCGTCTGTTGATAAAAGCGTTGCGTCCGGGTCAGGTTCTTCGGTTAAAACTCGCAGTTTAACATCCGGCATCAGGACACCGCCTACCTGGTTCCGATTCCCGTACAGACTCCGGAACATGTGGTGCCCTGGAAACTCTTCCAAGGTCTCCAGGGCCAGTTTCTTGTTGATCAACATGGGAACATGCAGCGCGTAGTTCAAACTGTCGTACCCGCTGGCCTGTAAGACCTTAGCGGTATTGATCAGCTCGAAGGCGTACTTGCTGGTCGCTCCGTAACACCTGGCCTTAACCTCCCGGATTCTGCGTTCCAGAGTACCGTCGCAGTAGTATGGCATGTTCCTGGTCTTCTGCATGATAAAGAAGTCATCATTGAACAACCAAAAATCCGACGTCACTGCAGGATCGCTGCAGATCTGCCGGATCGTGTTCGACACCTTCTCGTATTTGGTCTTTCCCTGCTGCATTATTTTGATGTGCCGGTCCGGAGTGATTCCGGGAGGACAGCCGCCCGCAAAAATCACCTTCTTGTAGGGAAAGTTGCGGGCGACCGACCGGAGAGAGTACCGAAGCTCTTCAGGATTCTCTTTGATATCATTCCGGAGTATATACACGATGTCGTATTTCATTACGAGATCCTCACTGCACTCATCCTGAATTCAACGCTTTTTGCGGCGCCGCTGTTCTGCCAGTAGCCATTGTCCTTCTTTGCATCTGTGCAGTCATATCGTTATGGTCGATTATCACGAGGCCACCTCCCCTATTTTGAGGGCCTGCACGTACCACTCCACATTCATGGCTGAGCCGCTATTCTGCCGCCCGTTGACGTCCAAGACCCACGCCGCAGACTTCTCGATGGTGGCTACAGTCTGCAGGTCTACGTTGCCCGTACCGCCTGCAGGTGTTTGGACCAAGGTGGCGTTCTGACCGGTCCCGTCTGCCGTTATCTGAATAGACCTGTACCCTGTGGCGTTGGATGCGTATCTCGCCTCAGCGATGATGACCCAAAATCCTGCAGAGAGAGTCTCGTTCACTCCGAGGGTCTTGAGTGTCGTCCCCGATGTGAAGTTAGATGCCGTTCCGCTATAGGTCGCCCTTGTAGGCGTGAAGGGTGTCGGGTATCCGCTTGTCTCCGTGAACGTACCGGCGCCGGACAGGCCAAGAGCCTCGGACAAAGTAGTCGATAGTGATCCGAGCTGCATCTCGACATACCGCTCTTCCAGTACGTTATACACAGTCTTCACAATCTTAAAGGCTCCGCTTATGCCGTACTCGGGGAAGATGACGGAGATGGAGTCGCAGAGTCTGCAAGTGAGCAGGGAAGAGAACTGGTCGAACTCGCCAAGGTCTTGGAGCCGGACGAAGTCGACTGTGATAGTCTGCTGTCCGATGTTCGGCTGATGCCCTGCGAGATAGGTGGCCGCCTCCGTCCGTAACTGGGCCGCAGTTGGCTTGGTCTCGAACTTGTCAGTTAAGTCCAAAGGGACGCAGTCATTCCTCCCATTGTAGGCAGGGAGGCCGGAGTCCACTCTTGAGGCCTTCACCACAATGGCGGCTCCGTTGTCGTCCGTCCCTGTCCAGTAGGGGATGACAGACGTGTAGGCCTCTTGGTAGTCCATGTCCTCGGTGTAGTCGAGGAGGTTGAGTCCGTAGCGAATGGTGAAGTCCCTCACCTGTCCCCTCTGCCTGTCCAGTCTGACAGAGAAGCGGTCCCAAGTGAACTCGCCGCCGTAGGTGTCGAGGATGCTCCCTTCCACGCCTCCGAGCATGGACTTCACAGTCTTCGGGACTCCGTCTGCCGCCGCCATGAATGCGGAACTAGTGAAGGAGGCCGTGTAGGTAAATGGATTGCTCGGCTGAGCCGATGCGAGGAGAGTGAAAGCATCAGCGAGACTGTTGATGTTCTTACCCGAGACAGTCATGCCCCTCTGTCTGTAGGAGACATGGACTGCGTGGAATGTCACTATGCCATCAATCGGCTTCGAGTATGAGACGATGTCGAAGGGCTGAGTGTCTCCTGTATCGTCATGTGTAGCAAGGACGATTCTGCCCGGCTGAATGAGGTCGAAGTTGGCCCCACCTACTGGATAGGTGAAGTCTGCCTCGAAGATGCCGTTTCGCTCTTCGGAGACCTCGAAGGAGAGGCAGTCCCGAAGCCTTCCCAGTCCGTTGCTGATGAAGGCTTCTTCTGTGGATTCGTAGATGATAGGGATCATAACTGCCACCACCTCGGAGTGACCTCGAGGGCCGTGATAGTGTTGTCGTATGTTATGGTGTTAGCACCCGGGACTAGGCTCGGCAACTGTGCAGGGAGATACGCTTGGTCATTGACCGACTGCACCACACCGTTGCTCACTCGATAGGCTTCGCCTATGTCGAGATCGATATAGGCATCGTTCGGGGCGGGCTTGGTGCTTCTCACATATAGCACCTGCGGTGAGGTGATTGCTGACCCATTGAGAGTGAAGTGAGATGGCACTCCTGGAGTTAGAGTAATCGATATGCTCACGTTTCCGTCATATACAATGTCGAGGGAACTTGTAAAGTTCTCCGATGTCGGCGTCCCATTCAGCGTGTAGGACACTTTTGTCGTAATTGTGTTATTTCGTGTTCTTGACGTTCCTGTTGTGAACATCGGATAAATCCCACCGAAGGACAAGCCGTCAGCAGGAATGTATGGGGTTTGCGCCGAGGATGAATAAGAGACGAGTTCGAACTGGATATCTTGTATATCGTCATCATCGTTTGGCATATATGACATCGAACCGATGATCTGCTCACCGTTCATCGACATTTGGATTTTGTCTCCCACGTTATACTGGGTAGTATCGAGAGATGCATACTGGATGACGTTCGGCGTGGGTGCCGGTGTCTGTTCTGCGACTTTTACGTATCCGAGAGTGCCGGGGGATTGTATGCTCATGTCCTTGACTCCGTTGATGCCGAAGTCCCCATACCCTGTGACATGGAGGAGAGGCTTGCTCTCATAGAGGGACGGATTCGTGATTGTGTCGCCATCCGACAGGGAGACAGGAGTCTCTCCAGTAGTGAGGAATCTCTGCGGCTTGCAGTCGAACACCACATCGAACGTACCCGCCTGCGGGTTGATGTTCGTAACGCCTACGCCGCCTTTAAGGACCCCCATCCGGTACTCGTTGCCGTTGAAGTCGTCCGTGAGCCGGTTGTACCCGGTAAGAGCGCCCAGGGCGTTCCTGAGATCCGAGATTGCAGATATGAAGTCTGCCGGATCCGTCGCAGGGATGCTACAGTGGTACGTGACTTCGATGTTCTCGTACCGCTTGTGGTCCATAGCGTACGCCCCGTTCCGGCCGGGGATGGTGATCATCTCGACCGCCCTCCCCGCGGAGTCGTAGGCATTCGTGTCGCTGATAACGACGCCGTAGGTATGGGAATCTACGGCGCCGTATACAAAGCCCTCATAGTGGGCAGGGGTCGGTGTTATTGCCATGCCAGCCTCCTTCTCTTCTGCGAAGCAATCAGCCGTTCTTCGACAGCCTTCGCCAGTTCGGTCACGCTCATACCTTCGGTACCGTAGACGTTGATGGTGATCTCATCCCCGCCGGCTACAGAAGCGATATCCTTCAGCAGTGCGCTGCGGCCGTACAGGATCTCATCATTCCGCTCACCTGCTCCGAAGAGCGTAGCGCCCCGGAACATATAGGGCTGCATCTCGGCCTTCTTGTACCATTCGATGTCGATTTTCGGCTTTTCACCGTATCCGGCAATACCCCAGGGAGCCTTGCCTCCGTACACCTTGAAGTGCGGCAGTTTTATTCCGGAGAAGATCTTACCCAGGGAGATTGGGAAGAAGCCTTTCAGCTTTTCGATAACTCCGTGGACAGTTTCGTAAGCCGAATGAATCGGACCGGTGATCTTCTCTTTGATGTTGTGGAACGTGGTGCTCACCTTGGAGATCAGTCCGGAGAAGTTCAGCGCGTTTGCGATCTTCTTCGCAGCACCGATCACAGTGTTCGCCACCTTAGAGATGATGGACGCGATGGTGTTGATCACCTTGCCCAGAGCCGTAAATCCAGCTTTAAGCGGCGGCAGGATGACGCTCGCTACCGTCTGCATATACTTGCCGAACACCTGGAGCGCAGCGGTCGCCACTTTCACGACCGGCGTCAGGATAGTGCCCAGGGCGGAGCCGATCTGCTTGATCAGCTGCCAAATCATCTGCAACACCGGGCGTATGATCTCCAGGGCAGAGTGGAAGATGCCCTGAAGGACCTGGGCAAGTTGAGAAACGGCCTTCCGGAACGATTCGCTCTGGGAGTATGCCAGTTTCAGGGCCGCTACGATTGCAGTAACGATACCGACCGCAACGAGCACCGGAGTTGCAATAGCGGTCACGACCGGTATAAGCGCAGCCACCGCCGATACGATGCCGCCCAGGATCAGGAGCAACGGACCGCCGATTGCCAGCATCGCCGTAAGGCCTACGACGAACTTAGCGATCACCGGATGCTGTTGCATGAATCCGACGAACTTCTCCAGGGCCGGCACCAGGCTTTTGGAGACCTTCTGCGCGAGATCTGAGATCACCGGAGCGAGTGCAGCACCGACCTCTTCCTTAAGGTCTCCCATGCTGTTCCGCATCTGCTGGATCTTGCCCAGCGGAGTCTCAGCCATTGTCTCGTTCATGTTGCCGACGTTCTGGTTGATGACCTCCGCCAGCATCGCCGCCCTTTCCTCTTCAGTACCGTACTTAAGGACGGCTTCCTGGGCTTCGTCGAAGGTGATGCCGACGCGCCTGAGCGCTCCGGTATTACCCTGCATCGCCTTGCCCATCAGGTTTGCGATGTTGACCGCATCCTGAGATGTCGCGTTTAGGCCGTTCTGCTGGACCAGTAAGTTGTCCATCGCAGGAAGCAGAGCGTTGACGGTTTCGGGGTACTGCAGGAACGTGGCCAGCTGCTGAGCACCGGAGAGGGTCACTTCGTCCCCTACCACGCCCAGCTGCTGCAGGGCGCTGGCATACTCCATTGTAGCCCTGGCAGCGTCTTCGCTTGCGCCCATCCT